TGATTATGGTATGTTTATATCAACCACTTGGACTAATGATGATGGAGTAGAGCAAACTAGGTTAGGAGTCAGGTATAATGAACTCTTAGCATTTATTATTGCAGTAATTTAACACAGGAGAATAAAATGGAATGGAATGTAAAAACAGTTGACGTACACCCTAAAGAAGAAGGGCATGATGATGTGATCTATAATGTGCATTGGTCAGTATCTAAAGAAGATGGAGAATACTCTGCATCATCTTATGGTACACAAAGCATAGATACATCTGATTTATCTAACTTTAAACCTTTTGATGAAGTAACATCAGAGATGGTTCAAGGCTGGGTTATAGACGCTATGGGCGAAGAAGAAGTTGCTAACTTAGAAGCAAATTTAGATTCACAAATAGAAAATGAAAAAAATCCAACTTCAATTACTAAAACTTTAGATTCTTAGTATGGAATCATTTTTTGAAATAATTATACTAATAGCAGTTGTTGGGTTTATAATATATAAAAAGAAACCAGAGTGGATTGAATTAGTAAAATCCAAACTTAATAAGTAAGCATTATGGCAGATACCTTTACAACCAACCTTAATCTAACCAAGCCAGAAGTAGGCGCATCTACTAATACCTGGGGTGGAAAAATTAACACAGATTTAGATACTGTTGATGGTATTTTTACCGCAAATGGATCTGGAACTAGTGTTGGCCTTAATGTTGGTAATGGTAAAACTCTAACAGTAGCAGGAACCCTAACATCCACAGGAACAGCAACATTTACAACTATTGATATTAATGGCGGTTCTATTGACGGAGCAACTGTGGGAGCCAACTCAGCGTCTACAGGTGCATTTACTACTGTATCAACATCTGGTCTAGCTACTTTAAATAGCGTAACAGTAAGCGGTACATCTACCCTAACAACAGTAGATATTAACGGCGGTGCTATTGACGGCACGCCAATAGGTGCAAACAGCACATCAACTGTTGCAGCAACAACCGTAACTGCTAGTGGTAATGTAAATACCACAGCAGGAGAATTACAAATTGATGGAACTAATGTATTAGAAAAAATATATCCAGTAGGTTCTATCTACATCAACGCAGCCGTAAGCACAAACCCAGCAACATTGCTTGGCTTTGGTACATGGGTAGCTTTTGGAGCTGGTAAAACTATGGTTGGCCTTGACTCTGGAGATACAGACTTTGATACCCTAGAAGAAACAGGCGGCGCAAAAACACACACATTAACAATTTCTGAAATGCCATCGCATGACCATACATCATTGCATGGTGCTGCTAGTAGCAGTAGTAGACCATCTGGTTTTACCGCAGTAATAAACTCATCAACACCTAATAACTTTTATGGCGGAACCCCAGACGATCCTTGGGGTGCAAGTAAAACATTATCTACAGGTAGCGGTTCTGCTCACAATAACTTACAACCATATATAGTTGTATATATGTGGAAGCGAACAGCATAGGGCTAAATATGGCTCTATTTCCAATTACACCCCCAGCAGGAATAATAAAAAACGGTACTGACTACGCTAACAAAGGTCGTTGGGTAGACGGTGATTTAGTGCGTTTTGAAAATGGTTATTTAAAACCTTTGGGTGGTTGGGTTAAATTTAAAGATAATCCAGTCGGCACATTTTATAGTGGTACTGTTGGCACAACCTCATCTAGTAATACATTAACAATAACTACAACAGTAGTTCATGGTTTGAGTGTAGGAGATACTATTTATCTTGAAAGTTTTGACGCAACAGGTGGCGTACCACAATCAGAAATCAATACAAGTTTTAGTATTGCAAGCGTGCCAAGCACAACCACTTTTACAGTAAGCGCAAACACCTCTGCAACATCAACAGCGACATCATCTGCTTCAACAGTAATAAAAGCAGAAATACCAATAGGTATGTATTCTTATAAAACTAATAATGGCGAAGAGGTTTTAGCCATAGGAACAAGAGTTGGGGTAAATGTTTTATATAAAGATGTTTGGTATGACATAACACCAACAGGTTTTATCGGTGATGATGTTATTACATCTACTGGCTACGGTGCATACCATTATGGCGTAGAAGATTGGGGAGACGAGAGAAGTACGTCAGCATTAAACTTTAATACTAAAAGTTTTTCTTTTGATAACTGGGGAGAACATTTGGTTTTTTGTTTTGCAGGAGATGGTAAGTTATATCAGTGGAGGCCAGACGCAGGAAGCAATATTCCAGATACTATTGCAACACCAATTACCAATGCCCCGACAGGATGTCAGGCTGTTGTTGTAAGCAATGAAAGGCATTTAGTAGCCATAGGCGCAGGTGGAGATCCTAGAAAAATAGCATGGTCTGACAGAGAAGATAATACTAATTGGACATCTACTGCTAGAAATACAGCAGGTGACTTGCAAATACCTACAGGCGGCAAAGCTAACTATGCTGTTAAGTGGCAAAATGACATTATTATTTTTACCGATGTTGGTATTAACAGGCTTTACTATACAGGCTCTCCTTTTGTATACGGTATACAAGATGCAGGTGTTAACTGTAAAGCTATCAGTCCAAGGTCAATAGTATCTTCTGGTAGTTTTTTATCATGGATTAGTGAAAACTCATTCTTTTCTTTTAATGGTACAGTCAGAGAGTTAAAGTCAGACGTACACGACTACATCTTTGACAATATACAAGTTAATACACAGCAATCTACATTTGGTACACATAACATAGATTTTAATGAGATATGGTGGTTTTTCCCTGTGGGAGATGTAGACCAACTATCACCTAACAAGTATGTTATATGGAACTATATAGACAATGTTTGGAGTATAGGCTCTATGAATAGAAGTTGTTGGGTAGACCAAGGCGTATTTAATCATCCTTTGTCTTGCGACTCTAATGGCTTTGTATATGAACATGATAAAAGACCCTTGTTTAACTCTCCAAACTTAGGTGACCAAGTTCCATTTGCTACCACAGGACCGCTTGAGATTGGCAATGGCGATAAATTAGCACAGGTTAATCAAATACTACCAGACGAAGAATCCAATAGCTTACCAGGCATTACAATAGGTTTTAAAGGCAAGAACACACCACTGGGTACAGAAACAGACTTTGGTAACTTTACCTTTGAATCAGATGGTTATACCGATGCAAGGTTTACAGCAAGACAGGTATCTATGACGGTGACTGGTTCTTTAACCCAAGACTTCCAAGTTGGCAATATAAGATTAGATATAAAAACAAGAGGTAAACGATAATGGATTTATCCTCACAAAGACAGTATATACAAAGAATTGAAGTAGCACATAGCATACTTACAACCACAGACTTAACAACATTTTATACAGCTCCAAGTGGCGATGATTTTACTTGTTCTGTAATTGAATCTATTTTGGTATGCGACCACGATAATCAGCAAACTAAGATTACCTTTACAGTAGATAATGCAGGTGTTACTTATACTTTATTTAAGGAATATAATATTTCTGCCTATAATACAGAGGAGCTTTTAACCAGAAACATGTTCTTACATCAAGGCGATGTTTTGAAAATACAAGCAAATCGTGCTGGTAATTTAACTGTTTATGCAAGTATCGTAGAATATGCAAAAGGCGATTAAAAAGTCTTGGAAGGAAGAATGGATTAGGTGCAAGCCTCTTATAGCAAAGGCTATAAAATATCAAGACTCCTATACAATCGATGATATAGAAGCTAAAATAGATGAAGGAATATTCTTATTATGGGCAGGACAAAACTCTGCTTTTGTAACAGAATTTGTAGTATTCCCGCAACACACTGCAATGAATTTATTATTTTGTGGTGGCGATTACAAAGAATTAGAGATAATGTTGCCACACATAGAAGATTATGCCAAAGCGTGTGGAGTCAAAAGACTCTACGGCGGAGGCAGAAAAGGATGGACTAGGAAACTAAAACATCTAGGATTTGAAACAGAATATCTAATTAGAAAAGACTTATGAGTAAAGGAAAAACAACAACAACACAAGAAGCAACTCTACCAGATTGGCAGAAAGACTTGTATATGGACTACTATCAGCGTGCTAAAGAAGCATCTGATATACCATTTGTAGGTTATACAGGCGATAGATTCGTTGGCATGTCTCCAGAAGAAATGCAAATGGGTGCAGGAATACAAGGATTATTTGGTAGCGCTTTTGGTTATGACCCAACAGGACAGCTACAAGCATTGGCTGGTCAAGCAGCTCCACAAATAGGAGATGTTCAGTCTTTATTAGATGTAGACATAGGTGCATATCAATCACCATATCAACAACAAGTTATAGATCTTGCAATGCAGGATATACAAGAACAATCTGAAATGGCACAACAAAGAGCGCAAGAGGCAGCGATAGGAGCTGGGGCTTTTGGTGGCTCTAGGTCAGCGTTGTTAGAAACAGAAGCTACTAAGCCTTATGCACAGGCTGCCGCAGAAACAGCTGCTGGTTTAAGACAAGCAGGCTATCAGCAGGCGCTGGGCGCGGCTGAGTCAGATATAGCAAGACAACAACAGATGGCCATGCTTGCACCAGAATTAGAGCTAAGAAGCCGTCAGCAACAAGCTGGTTTATTAAGTGGCTTACTGGGTGGACAACAACAAGCTTTAGGCTTACTCGGTGGCTACGGTGCTTTATCAAGAGGATTAGGACAACAAGAACAAGACTTTGCTTTCCAAGAGTTTATGAGAGAGCAGGGTTATCCAGCATACTCATTAGGTTTATTAGGCCAAGGTTTAGGCATGATGCCTCAGTTAGTTGGTAGTTATGGAACATCAGAACAGTTTGCAAGTCCGTTAAGTGTTGGGGGTGATTTATTGGGAATGGCGGCAGGAATGGCTTCGGGTGGTTTATTTGGACCTTTATCCGCAGGTTCAGCGGCTGGAATGGCTACTCCTCAAATTAATATGCCCTCTTACTTACCAGGAGCGGGAACAGGATTACCAGGATTTTAATTATGGCATTTGGAAAACCTAAAACACCATTAACACCAAGGCAACAGGCTGAAAGAAATAGAAGGCGCGCTATAGGATTAACCGCAGCAGCATCTGCTTTTAAAGGTGGCGATCCTGTAGGAAGCGTTTTGGGGTTACAACAACAGTTTGAGGCTCAACAGCAAAAAGCAGAGCAGGAAGAGTTATTAAAACAATTTGCAGACGACCCAAGATATGCCAACCAAATAAAACTTATACAAGCTGGTTTAGACCCTAGAATGTTTGCTGGTACTCCTAAAACTGGTTCAGTAGAAAGGTTTACTTTATATGACAAGATTACAGGAAAACCTGTTAGAACAATATTAAAATCAGAAGCAGAAAATATAGATAGAACTAAGTTTATTGTTGGTCCATTAGCAGACCCTTTTGCAAATGGAAAAGTTGATGATGATATAGAAACATGGGCAGTAACAGATAGAGATGGAAACAGAGCGCCAGATTTAATTAACCCAACAGAAGAAGAAATAAAATCTGTAGTCGCACAAGGATATTTCTTAAATAAAACACCACAACTTACTTCTGCTGGTAAAGCTAAAGACATTGGTGAAATAAAGGGTTGGAATGACCAAAACGGATTAGAAAAAAGAGCTGTTTCTTATAATACTTTAGTAAATACAGGCCAAAGAATTATTGATAATTTATATCAAAACCCAGAATCAGTTTTGGCAACTGGTGATGTTGCACAGGTAATTGACCAAATTGGACAAGAATTTAAAGCTGCTGGTGTTTTAATAAATCAAGAAGAAAAAACAAAATTTGTTAATAATACAGATCCAAAAATAAGAAATGCAATTACTGAATTAGCTTCACAAACTGCAATCACAGAATCACAATTGTTAGATTTTGCTTATCAAATAGCTAAAGTTAGAGGACAAGAGGGCAGAGGATTATCAGACCAAGACTTTAGAAATTTCCAAAAAATCATATCAGCTGGTAGAACAGCAGAACAAAAAGCTTCAGCATTATATGAATTTATAACAGGGGTTGGTTCTGAAATTAAATCAGAATTAGATTATACCAGAGAATTAAAAAATCTTACGTTGGGTAGAAACCCACAAGACAGAGAAGCAAATGCAATAATTACTGGAATAAATGATTTATATACAGTTGGTTTTGGTCAAATAAATAATCCATTTATTCAACAACCAATGCCGACAACAAGTACAACAGACGGCATACCAAGAGTTAGAATAAAGTTATAAAATGGCACAAGTAATATATGAATTTGAATTGCCTGACGGTTCAATTTTAGAGATTGAGGGTGATGAAGGTAAACAGGCTGAAGCTACTGCAAAAGCGAAGGAATATATTGCTGCGCAACAACCAACACCTTTAAGTAGAAAAGAACGAGCAGAGGACTACCTAAGATCAGCAGCAGGTGGAGGATATATGGGTTTGTCATATATACCTGGTGCAGCTGGTGACATAGAACAATTAGGAAAAGCAATACCTGGTAAAGTTGGTAAATTTTTAACAACCCCAATAAAAGAACTAGTTACTGGTAAAAAAACAGAACCAGTAAAAATTTTTCCTACATCGGCTGAAGTTAGAGAAAAAGTAGAAGAATTTGTACCAAGCCTAAAAGAAGTTGGTGAGTATGAACCACAAACTACATTAGGTGGATATTTAAAAACTATACCAGAGTTTGCTGCTCCTGGTTTGCTAGGTAAAACAGAAAAAGCAAGAAGATTTGGTGTTGGCTTGGGTGCAGCTTCAGGAGGTGTTTATGAAACTGTAGAAAGCGCATCAGGCAGTCCTCTTACGGCAACTGGTGTAACCTTACCATTTGCAATTGCTACTGGTAAATTGTTCGGTCCTTCTACCGCAGCTCAACTAACAGAAAAATCTTTAAAAGGCATAAGCAAAACAGAATTAGACAAAGCAATAAAATTAGAAAATTTAGCAAAAACTGAGGGTATAAAATTATTACCTGGCGAAACCGTTGATAATAAATTGGTTAATCAATTAACACAAGATGTGTTAAAAAGTGAGAAAGGTGGACCATACATATATGAATCTGTAAAAGGTAGACCTGTTGATGCTTTAAATTTAGCAACAAGTAAGGCTGCAAAAATTGCAGATATGCCTGAAAGTCAAAGAAAGGTTCTAGAGTCAATACAAAAAACAGCAAAATCAGCAATTACTAGTGCAGAGAGAAAAAGATCACAAGAATCTTTTAATAAAGGTTATAAACTTTCAAATGTTGAAACGATTGCACCAGGGCAGGTTTTAAAAATTATACAAAACATTGATAATTTGGTTGCAGACTCAGCTCCTAATAGTTTAAATCAAAGAAAATTAAAACAAATTAGAAAAGAATTAATTGTAAAAGAAGGAACAGATGCTGGTGTAAAATATGTAGTGCCTGTTACCAATATAAATAAATTAGATTCTACATTTAAAACTTACAGAGATGCAGTACAAGATTCAAGAAAAAATGTAGCAGACCCAAGAAGATTTGTACAAAAAGATTTAGGCGCAAAATTATTTAACTCTGATGGTACAGGAGCTTTAGATGTTTTAAAGGGTCAATTAAATACAAACACAAACTATAGAAAAGCAAATCAAGTATATGAAGAATTAACCAATAATTTAGTTAATGTTATTAAAGACAATACTGGAACATTGGCAAAAGAAGGTATTGATTTAAATACAATAGAAAAATTTATACTTAATCCAAAAAAAGCAAATGTTAATGATATAAATAACACTCTAAAAACATTAAATGCTGTAAATCCAGAGGCAACAAAACAAATTGCAAATTTGTACTTTAGAAACGCTATCAACAATGCTTTTCCAATAGTAAAACAGGGAGAAGATTTAACGCAGGGTTTTAAATTGGTTGAAGCTATTGCTGGTAAAGGTTCACAAAGAAAAAACTTTATGGCTGTTATAGATAATGTAGCAGATGCTCATGGTGTTAATAAAAAAGATTTCAAAGTTGGGTTTGACAACATGATAAGCATTTTAGAAAGAACTGGTAGAATTTCTAATATTAATAAACCAGGTTTTGATGTTCAAGGTATTGCCGCGAGAACTCTTGCTAAAGATTTAGCTATGATGAAAACATTTAATCCACTAGTAAGATTGGCTACTAAATATGGTGAGTTAAAAGCTGGTGGAGCTATGAATGTTTTAGGAAGAATTATGGCAAATGACAATGCGGTAGCTTCTTTAGTTGAATTAGGCAGAACAAATCCGCAATCTAAACAAGCAATTCAATATACCTTAAATATTATAAATAGTGTTTCTCCAACAACTGAAAGATTACAAAGACAAGAATATTTAGATTCTCTTTCTCAACCTCAGCCACCACTAGAATAACCCTATGCCACGCCAATCAGAAAGAGTTGGCCGATCTGGAGAATACTTAGTAGCCTCGCTACTTTCTTTACACGCAGATACTGTATCAATAATTCCACATAGCGCGGAAGCTGACATTGTTTTTGATGTTGACCATACACTATATAAGTGCCAAGTTAAAACACAATCTAAAATACAAACACACAGAGTATCATGGCAGTTTGATTTTAGGCGTGGTGCTTTTACTAAAAGAAGGCAATATGATAAAGATGCAATAGATGTTTATGCTTTGGTTGCTTTAGGTCCACAGAAAGTTGTCTTTACTTTTGCAGACGGAAAAAAACAGATGTCCATTAAAGACAAAGAGATGCAAGCAATGGACTCGCTTAAAAATGTAGAAAACCTATTTAAAGAGCTTCGATGTCAACAGACACTTTAGGTTCTTCGTAATGCTTTACAGAGTTCATACCCAAAGATATTAGATATTCAACCACCTTATGTGGTTCTTTCTGTTCGCTCTCACAAAAATCCTTAAACTTTTTAGCAAGATGTTTATTTACATATATAGGCTTTCTTCCGTTCCTTTCGTTTAAGATACGATCATCAAACTCATATAAATTCAT